CGGAGCGGATGGCCACCAGCCAGCTGGCGAAGGACATCAACCGGTTCGTGGAGGATCAGACGAAGATCCCCTTCACCGAGCGGAACATCTACCGCATGCTCCAGATCGTGGCCGGCACCCAAGAGCAGCGGGTGGACCGTGCTGTGGAAGAAGCGATCGACAGCCTGACCATGTTCACCAAGGAGAACCGCTACGGCGTGGAGGGCTGGGCCACGAACAGCGGCTACATGCTGAACCAGCGCTTCATCCGCCCGAGCATGGCCGAGCTGGCCTACAGCAACCAGAGCAAGGTGCGGCTGCAGACCTATGGCGGGCAGTGGGATGAGATCCAGGACCTGATCAAGGCCCTGTGCTTCATCACCGGTCGCGCCATCGAGGAAGTGCGCACACCGGAGCGGATCAACGAGAACCAGTATTGGCCAGGCGACTGGTACGACTGGGGATTCTTCCTGTTCAGGCCTTACAAGAAGGGCACGGTGCACTTCGAGTTCAAGGATCGCGAGGTGTGGGCAGCGTTGAACGCCCGCTACGCCCGCATCAAGGGCCAGGTGCTGCCGGAGAACCTGCAGCGCAAGCCCAAGGGCCGGCGGCAGCCGGCTGCTGCCTGATTATCCCGTTCAATCGCACTCACCTTCTTATGTCCAACGACATCAGCAAAATCCTGTCTGAGCGTGGCAGTAGATATGGCGTGTTCACCAGCCATGCGCGCATCACCCAGGAGCTGAAGCGAGTGATTACCGAGCACACGCCACTGGGTCGGACGCGCGTTGACGGCAGCCATGGTGATCACCTGGCGCCAGATCAACAAGAGGCCCTCGACATGATCTGCCACAAGATCGGCAGGATCATCAACGGCGACCCGGACTACGCCGACAGTTGGCAGGACATCGCCGGGTATGCACAACTGGTGGCCAATCGCCTCATTGGCGAGGGGGTGCAGTGATGCAGAAGCCCGAAGTGACGCTGACCGAGGTGACGATCCACCCGCCCGGTGATCTGCTGAACGAAGCTGCGCTGCGGCTGCAGCTGGCGCCTGAAGGCGACTTCCTGATCCTGCGCCAGGGCGAACAGCAGATCGAGATTGACGGCGCCGAACTGCCGCTGCTGCTGAAGTGGGGCCAGACGCTGCTGGAGGGCCACGCCAATGGCTGATCGACTGAGCAGACGCTACTTCCGCTTCTTGCGCTTCACCACCACCTTGCCCTGCTCTTCCTTCACGCTCATTCCGGCGCGTTCGGTCTGCGCCTTGAGTGATCGCCACTTCTGTTCGGTGGTGAGCTTCTTGGGCTTCGGCTTCGCGGAGTTCTTCACCGCAGATTGCATGGCATCACCTCAGTTTTCCCATTGCATCCAATGAGATTGATCCACGCCGGCACCAACGAGGGCGATGAAGCCTTCTACCCCATGCCCGCCGGCACCTTCTATCCCCCCTCCGCCGGCACCGGCGGCTTCATGCTCGCCAACCCTCCCTTCGCGTCCGCTTTCGTCCACATGCAGACCCCCACGCCCCAGGATCCAGCCGCAGACCTTGAGGCCGCCTTCCGCGCCTGGTGGGCCGAGAGCTTCCCGGCGGCGCCCCCCGGCCCGCATGCGGTGCGCACCCATGTGGCCTTCGCTGCCTGGCTGCTGGCGCAGCAGCAGGGCGCCGCAGGGCCGGAGGCCGGTGCGTGACTGCCACCGACTGGCCCTGTTGCCCCGCCTGTGACGCCCCGGGCCGGGTGCTCGATTGCAGGATCCGGGAGGGCAGCCGCTGGCGGCGGTTCTTCTGCCTCTCTTGCGCAATGCGGTGGACCGTCTCCTACCCGCTGGATCACAAGCTGTCGCCCCGCCGCTTGCAGCCCCGCCTACTGACCGAGGCCCAGGTGGTCGAGGTGCTCACGTCCGACACCCCGATCCGCCAGCACGCCCGCGCCTTTGGGGTCAGTCCACGGCTGATCCAGAGCATCAGGACTCGCGAGCGCTACAGCGATGTGCGCCCAGACCTGCCGGCCTGGCAGGACCGGCCACGGCAGGACCAGCCACCGCCGGGCCCGCCCCCACCGCCGCCGCGGTGCTTCGAGTGCCGCGAATGGCAGGGGGTGGGCACAGGCTGCCGGCTCCGCCTGCCGGGCCCTGCCACCACCTGCAGCTCCTACGACCTCGCCGCTGATGACGACCCCGATGACGACACCTGAAGGCCAGGCCCCGGAGCCCCCCTGGCGGCCGAGCTGGAAGCAGCTGGCCCAGATCCCTGATTCCCTGTTGAAGGTCCGCATCCTGCGCGCCCTCGACGTGAAGGTGCCACCCGAGGGCCGGGCGACGGTGTTCCACGGCGAGGGCTTCCGGCTTGAGGTGGCGCCAGAGAGCGGCTTCTACCTGATGACCGATGGCATCAGCAGCACCTGGCTGCCCGATGGCTCCACCGTGCTGCGAACCCTGAAGTGGTCTGCCGGCACACCAACCGGGGACGCGGTGCGCGCCTGGCTGGAGGGCTGGGGCTGGGTGCCGAAGCAGAAGAAGGCTGCCCCCCAGGCGCCGCCGCCGATGGTGATCTGATGCCAGCGCGCCGCAGCAGCAAGCCGGCTGATCTGTTGCTGGCCCATGCCGCAGAGGCGTACTTCGCGCACGATCCGCTGTCGCTTGCCCTCCACCAGGCCCAGGCCAGTGCTGCGCAATCCAACGCCCCGGCGCCCTATGCCGACACGCTGGAGGCCTACATCAGGCTGGTGTGCCCCAGCTTCCCGTGGTCGCCCCACACCCACCGGCTGGTGGCCCTGGGCCAACGGGTGGCCGATGGCGAGATCCGCCGGCTGATGGTGGAGTTGCCCCCGAGACACTTCAAGTCCACCATCTTCTCGATCTTCCTGCCCGGCTACTTCCTCCGCCGCTACCCCAACCGCAGCGTGGGCATCGGCTGCCATACCGCCACCCTGGCGGAAGGCTTCAGCAAGGATGCCCGCGACTACTACAGCGCCTCCGGTGGTGCGCTCTCCCCCGCCTCGAGCGGGGTGAAGAAGTGGGGCACCGGCGTGGGGATCGGGGAGCTGTGGACCGCAGGCGTCGGCGGCGGCACCGGCAACCCGGGCGACCTGATCATCGTGGACGACCCGATCAAGTCCAGGGAGATGGCGGAATCCGCCGCCTGGCGCCGGCAGGTGCACTCCTGGTGGGATTCGGTGCTCTCCACCCGGGAAGAACCCGGCAACGCCGTGGTGATCGTCCACACCAGATGGCACACCTTGGACCTGATCGGCTACCTGCTGCAGAAGAACGAAGAGCTGGAGAAGGAAGGCCTGCAGGCGCAATGTGAGCCCTGGCATGTGGTCAGCTTGCCGATCGAGGCCCTGCCGGCGAACGCCATCAAGCCCCTGCCACGTACCGTCACCCGTGAACGCGACCAGCGGCAGCCGGGCCAGGCGCTCGATCCATCACGCTTCGATGAGACCTTCATCGCGCGGAAGAAGGCCAACACCCCCGCCCGCGACTGGGAAGCGCTCTACCAGCAGAACCCAACCGAGCAGGCCGGCACGGTCTTCACCCGCAGCACCTTCCGGTTCTACGTGCTCCAGGGCGAAGCGCAGGAGCCCGGTGATCTGCTGCTGCCGGCCCACGGCATCCGCCGCATCGCATCGGTGGACGCCAGCTTCAAGGACACCGCCGGGGCCGACATGGTGGCGATCGGCCTGTGGCTGCAGACCCAGCAGGGCATGTTCAGGCTGGATCAGGTGAACAAGCGCATGGGCTTCACCGAAACGCTCGACACCATCCGCGCCCTGCAACCCGTCTGGCAGTTCGGAGAGCTGCTGATCGAAGACAAGGCCAACGGCCCGGCCATCATCGACACCTTGAAACGCGAGGCCAGGGGTTACAGCGTCATCGCCGTCAACCCGATGGGCGGTAAGGAATCACGCGCAAATGCCGCTGCAGTGCAGTTCCGCCAAGGTCGGGTGATGATTCATCGGCATGCACCATGGGCAGCGGAGTACATGAACCAGCTGCTGGCATTCCCCGCTGGCACGTTCGATGACCTGGTGGATGAAACCTCCCAGGTGTTGAACTACTGCGCCGGCACTGGCCCGATGACGGTCACCACAGCAACCTATGGCTACGGCAGTGCAGCGCTGCCGGCCGTGACGGAACCCGACCGCCACCTGGGGCTGAGCGTGGAAGAGGTGATGCGACTGAAGGCCATGCCAGTCCCTGGCGCATTCAATCCTGATGAGGAGCAGTACCTGTGAGCACGCCAACGCCAGGAGCGAGCAGCCGCCCGCGGCGCAGCAGGAAGGCACCAGCTGAGGGCCAGCCGCCTGCAGCCGCACCTGCGATTGATCGGTTCCCGCCGCCCACGGCATGGAGCGAGCAGCTGGCGGCCGACAACCTCCGGCTGGCCGCCAACCGTGCGCGCCGCCTCCACCGCCTCACGCTGATGCCCTACGACGACCTGCTGATGGTCGCCTGGGTGGGGCTGCTCAAGGCCTGCCGGTACTACGACCCGAAGCGGATCAACCCAACCTCCGGGGCGCCCTACCGCCTGTCCACCTGTGCGGTGCCGTTCATCGATGGCGCGATGTGGCAGTGGCTGCGGAAGGTGGGCCACCCGCTCAAGATCCCGAACAAGTGGCGGGAGCTGGGCCCGAAGGTGCGGCGCATGGCGGCGATGGGCCGCACGGCCGATGAAATCGAGCGGGAGGTGGGGCTGCCGGCGGATGAGGTGCGCGAGCTGATCGCTGCCACCGGACCCACCGCGGCATTGCGCCAGGACATTGTGAGCGAGTGCAGCGGCAGTGGCGGCATGGCGCTGGATGACGATGAGGTGGGCCAGGATCCCGCCAACGGCACCGAGCTGCTTGAGCTGGTGGAGATCGCCCGGCGGGCATG